GTTCCACCGTATCCATTTAAAGAACCAGTTACACCAGTTGCATAATCATCATCTAACCATTCAACATTATTGTTTCGTTGTTTCCAACTTACACCGTCACTTGTTATATCATCAAAACGAGTTCCAATACCCATTTCCCAACTACCCGATACTATGTTGGCATAAATAGTGTAATCCAATGGTACTTCATCACTCTCACATTCTCTTAGTAAAAGAGTTGCTTCACTCATGGTTACTTCACCACTTGAAATCTTAGATGATAAAGTATCAGTATCAAACTTTATAAGAGTGTGAGCTACATCTTTTAAGTTACCATAATAAGTTTTAGAAACTTCTAATACCTCATCTCTACCTGTATTTTGCGATGGTTGTTGTAGATATAGTGTTGCATCTTTTGATGATGTTACGAAATAATACATTATAATACTCTCCCTATAATATCTTTGTCAGGAAACTTTACTTCAAATATAGATGGGTCAAGTGATGGGTAAACCATTTTGTTCTTGGTAGCCGAATTAATGTTATATGAGTTAGGTGAATAAGCTCCTTTACATTTATTTACTATTTCACATTTAGGAACAGATTGAACTCCTTCTACACCAGCAATAACAAGTTCTAATTCACTTAAGTTAATTGGCATATTAAATGTCCATTCATCTATATTAAAATAACTTTTAACTTCTGATAAACATTTAAGTAAAACTTCTCTCTTGTTATATCCACCATAAACTCGTATCTCAAAATCAACACCAACATTTATAATAAATCCGTCAAGTAAGTTTATACCATCAGTCAAAAGTCTAAACTCATTCATATAAGTTTTTACATTTTCTTTAATAGCTCTGTTTAAAGTAGTTAGTTTCTTGTCTGTATCGTAACCTAACAAATATAAGTTAATCGCAAATGGATTATTCTTTTCGTCATTGTTTTGAGTTTTACCAACTAAAAACTTTTTAATTTCTGCTTTTACATTTTCTTCATTTGGTTCTTCAGTATCAGGCTTCTCTACAAAGTTCATAACGATGTCTGTAAACTCTTGTAAGTTGTCAGGTGATGCAAGTATCGAACCAGGTGAGTTGTTGTCTAATTCACCGTCTGGTGCAACGTAGGCTTTAGCTACACCACCATACTTAGGTGGTAATGATAGTGCTCTTACTTGATAATCTTTACGAGTAACTGCTCTATTTTGAGAACCAAAGTTTGCTAATGCATTTTCTCTAATTTCTTCAATAGTGTCAGCTTCTTTACCACCAACTGCTGGTTCTTCATTTTCAACTGCTACTGAGTTTTTATATTTTCTGTAAAGAGATAATTGTTCGTCTGTGAATAATGAAAGGTCTTCATCAAACTCTATTCTTTGTATTTTAGTAAGTTCTCCTTTACCAACATTACTACCAACTCCACCACCTATTAAGTAATTTACCGTAAACTCTTTATTAGCAGGTGGTGCTTGTCCATAAGTTTTTTGTTTTAGAAAGTTAGATGGGTCAAACGATTCACCTAATCTATCTACTGAGGAGTTTAAACCTAAACCAACATTTTTAAAATTTGGTATAAGTGTTTCATCACCATCAGTTTCTGTTCCACCACCAAATACTATTGAAGTTGAATTATCAGAATTTACTTTTGTTACAAATCTTCTTTGAGTTTTTATTAACTTTAATATACTTGGAACAGAGTTTTTAAATTGAACTAAATCTTTGTCATATTGTTCTGTATTTGGATAATCCACATAAATCATTTCTTGTGCAAGATAAGGAACTTCATAATACTTGTTTCCATCTGAATCTCGTACATCAGTAACTTGTATTACATTCTTTTCACCTAAATCTATTTTTGAAAAAGATTCAACAGATGAGAAAGTTTTTCTTACTATTCTTTCAGTAGCTGAAATTGAATTAACATATTTCTTAACTAAATAACTTGTTGGTTGACTACCATTCTTATTAAAGACACTTATTTCTCTACCTGTTTTATCTGAGAAATCTACTGCTTCTGTGGTTCTAAATTGAACGGTTGAATCATTCCCCTCAACTATCATTCCTTCTTTAATTTTTAAATAATAAGTTTCGTCAGGTATAGTATCAACACCCGTTCCTATTGATGGAACAAGTTGATAAATAGCAATTCGTGATATAGCAGGTGAAGTTACTTTTGGTTTATATCCCAAGTATTGTGATAAAGCCAATACGTTCTCTTTATCTTCTGCATGAACCATTAAAGATTCTTTTAAAGTATCATCAATATAATAAGAAAGAACATCTCCAACGTAAGATGCCATTTCTATAAACATCATTCCTGGTGATGATTCGTTAAAGTCAGAGTAGGTCTTTGGAAAATAAGTTTTTGAGTATTCTATTAAGTTATTTCTAAATGAAGAAAAGTCCTTAGATAGATAATTTATATCTCTACTACTCTTTGGTTTTTTTGTTATTTTATTTAGTTCAGCCATTTATTATCCATTTACTGTGAAAGTAATTTCACCAAGTTCAATTTCGTCACCAACTGTAAAAGTTATTTTTAAGTTAGCTTGGTTTCTATCTTTTAACTCATCGGTCATAACTACGTCTATATCTCTAATTGAAATATATGGTAACCAATAGTTTACATTTTCTGTTATCGTATTTTGTATCGCTACTGATAATTCTTCATCATCCATTTGTTCAAATAACAAACCATGTAAACCAGTACCGAAGTCTGGTTGCATTATTCTTTCACCTTTTTGTGTTTGTAAAAGATTTAATAAATTACTTCTTGCTTGGTCAAATGAAGAAAAGTTTTGTTCAAAGAAACCAGTTGGGCCGTTTTGTACAGGATAAGATATACCATATGCAAAAGACTCAAAGTCTTGGGTATCTTTAACTTTTTTTCTACCAAGAACAAATGCCATTATTTTTTAAACCTTTTTACTAACTCAGAATTATCTCTGTTTAGAATTCTATCAAGACCTGGCAAACCGGTACTAACACCTAGTCCTTGTTTACTTGGCCCTCTATTCATATCACCGTAACCCATTTTTTGTGCCATTTGAGCCCTCATTACATCAACACCACCTTGTGCCATATTTGAGTCAAATGATAATGTCTTATCTACACTTTCTTGTATTGGTTGTTTAAAGTTATCTAACACAGAAGGTGCTTCTTGTTGTTGTGCTGAAGAAAATGGTTGAGTTTGTTGTAATACTTCATTTAAAACAGGATTATTTGATAATCTTCTATTTTCAATAAATGATGGAACTTTTACTTCTTCAACATTACTTTCTCTTTCTTCATTTAAAACTTTATTTGCCATTTCAAATGCATCATACTCATTACTATCAACTTTCTTAGTTGTAGTTTCATTCAATAGAGATAGAGATTTCTTAACCTCTTCACTTACTAATTTTGGTAGTTGTCGTTTAATTTCCTTCTCAACAACTAATTTTACTAATTGTGCTAATTTTTTGGTATCCATATTAAAACTTAATTTAATATAAATATATGAGAATTATATTATTAAATTATGATAAGACGGTATACGTTGACCAATTTACGATACCAGGTAAAATTGGTGGTGGAACTGGTGGTGCAGCAGGATAAACAGATAATGTATTGTAAATACCTTTAACTGTTGTAAGATGTAAAACAATACCACCTAATAAGTTTACCACAAATGGATTATCACTTGATTGATTTGACTGTGAAACTTGTTGAACTTTAGCTGAAGATTGTAATATCTGTTGTCTTTGTTCTGAAGATAATTGTGGAGCTTCAGATACAGGTGGTTTTGGTTCTGTCCCATTTGGAGGGAATGGTGGTAAAGGAACTACTTTCCATTGACCTGGATCTGTTACTAAACATGAAGTGGATGATATATTGTAAATAGAACCTTGTGCTGGTATTATTGGTGGTGGACCTGGTACTAATTGAGCACCTGTCCAATATGAAATAATACCTTGACCTAAGTCATCTAATATAGAAGATGGAGTAGATGTTGCTGCTAGGTTTTTATTGAATGCACCATTAAGTGATTGTTGCATCAAGGCAGTATTACCACTAAGAATAGGAGTGTTGCCGAACAACTGTGTTCCACTACGAATGAGTAAGTCATATTCTAAAGTGAGAAACTGTGATAGCTCTTCTTTACTTTGTATAGGATTACCTAAAAGTGGTCTTGCTAAAAACTTAGTAACATTAAAAGCAAACTTAGACAAAGACATCTATTTATTCCGTAAAGTTTCTAGTTGATAAAATATTTTTTAAATCTTTTTTGATTTTATTAAGAGCACCAACATTTAGTGGAAGTGGACCTGCTTGAGTAGGTCCTGATGGAGTAGCAAATGATAACTTTAAAACTTCGTCTATTAATCTTTCAAGAACAGTTTTAAGTGCATCACCTCTTACAATAGGTTCTGACTCTTCCTCGGTATTTAAGAATATCTTACCAGTATCACCACCACCGAGAATAAAAGTTGGATTATTGTTCATGGTCATTCTAAACTCACCGTTAAAATCTAACTCAGCACCATCACTACCATTATCAATTGAAAACTTACCATCAGATATAAAACCATAGTTTCCTTTTGATAGAAAAATCATCTCACTTGTTTTAGAAGATAAGATTAAACGACCTGTATTTATTAGGATTTGGTCAACACCAGAAAAATCACTTGGATAGTTTGTAAAACTTTTTGGTAAAGTATCTATTTTACCAGCTCCACCATCATCGAATGAACCTGGTGATAATTGTATATTATATTCACCAGAAGTTATAGCTATTGTACTACCATCTTTATTTATATCTTCTTCTATTAAAGTTCCAAACTTAACTTCTGGTTCAAGTAGTTCTCTACTTTGTCTGTTTCTTATTAATATCGTAGGAGAAAATGTATTATTAGCATTATTATATCCACTAAATCTAATTGACTGTCCAAATCTTGATTGTATAAGTTTATCACCCTCATACAACTTAAGTGGATTTACTTGATGTGGTTCAAAGTATTTACCAAAGTTCGCTTCTTCGGTTTCACCACCTTCTGGTTTTGGTGTCTTGGTAGTTGATACTTCACTATATGAATCTACATTATTCTCACCTTCTTTAGTTGGAACAAAATTCTTTTCACGGTTTAAAGCTGCATTTCCTAAGTTTAGATTTGCATCATATATTCTTTTATAATATAATCTACTACCTAATGTAAATAACTGAACAGTTTCATTTACAATTGGAATACCATCTTCAGGTATCATTGGAAGATAAACTTTTAAAGTTTCGGTAGCTG